GAGTTGTCACAAAATTTAGGATCTGCTTTTGGAAGATTAATTAATGAAACAATGATACCTCTAGTAAGCAAAATGCTGCAGGTTATGGATCAACGTGGCATAATAGACTTACCGCTAAAAGTTAATGGTTTGGAAGTTAAGATTTCTCCAGTGTCACCATTGGCTATGGCACAAAACATGGATGAAATACAAGCAATTATGCAGTATGCACAAATAGCACAACAAGCTGGACCTCAAGGGCAAATGTCTATAAAACCAGATGTTATGTTAGATTACATTGCTGACAAATTAGGAGTACCACAAAAAATTAGAACCACTCCAGAAGAAAGACAATTAATGCAACAACAGATGGCAGCAGTAGCACAGCAAGCAGCGCAACAAAATCCAGAAGCTGCAGGCGAAATGGCTGAACAAATGCTAGATCAACAAGGATAAATTATGGAAGAAGATTATGGGCCAAGACATAACCCTGCTGATGGAAAAAAGTATTCAGGTTGGAAGGGTGTTCATATTAATAAAGAAGGCAAAAAAGTAACCGAACATTCTGTAGGATATGGTATAGATGGCAAAGAGGTAGAGATACCTATGATTGTTCCATCTACTACAAAAGCAGAATTAAATAGAATTTTAAATAAACAGCAACCTACTGCAGCTATGGTAAAAAAGGCTATTGATCATGCCAAAATGAGAATAAAGCAAGGTAAATCACCTTTTAAAAATCCTGAAGACGACAATTCAATGATGACAAATCCAAATATAATAGGGACAAGAAAATAATGGGAATGTTTGATGCTGAAAGTATAGGGTATGATTACGACAGAGCAAAGTCTGCTGGCATGGGGCCTACTGGTGATGGCACAAAAGAAAATAAAGGGCATTGGGGTTCTGTAGCTCCAACAACAGAAGAAGAAAGAAAGAAATACAATTTACCTAGAGAAAGTTATATTCTGGTAAAAGGAAAAAAACATGAGTCTTGGGATAAAGCTATACAAGGTGAAGTAGCAAGAGGCTTTAAAGTTATAAAAAAAGGTAATAGATATTTTTCAGTTCCTAATAACCCCAGGTCTAATAGACCATTAATGCAAGATGCAGAAATAGGAGAATAACATGGCTGGATGGGATGACTTAGAACAAGCATTACCGCTTGATGTGCGTGATGTTAAACAAAAAAAAGATGATACAGACCGATTATGTTTAAGAGTATTTGGTAGTAAAGATGGAATAAAAATGATGGAATGGCTACGCCAAACTATCTTAGAGCAACCCGTAGCCTTGCCGGGTAGCGACTCTAGTTATGCGTTTTATCGAGAAGGGCAAAATTCAATAATTAGAGATTTAGAAGCAAGGATAATTAGAGCAAGGAAATTATAATGGAAGAAGCAATCGAGCCTAGTACAACTGAGGAAACTCAAGAATCGACTGGCCTACTCGACGATGCAACATTAGAAGAGGAAGTTAGTACAGATCCAAAAGAAACAGAAATTGATCATCGTGATCCTGAGATGTTAAAAGCTCAAGGAGAGTTAGAAGATGATGATGAACCATTAGAAAGACCAGAGTGGTGGCCTGAAAACTTTTGGAGTAAAGATGGAGCAGAGCCTGACTTAGAAGGTATTGCTAAATCTTGGATGGATTTGCGCAAACAAATATCATCTGGAAATCACAAAGCACCTAAGGATGGAAACTATAACACTGAAGTATTTGGTGAAACTCCTGAGGATGATCCTGTTAGACAACATGTTGTTGAATGGGCAAAAGAAAACAGTATTAGTCAAGCAGCATTAGATTCTTTAGTTAGTGAGGTAGTAGGTATGTCTCAAGAACAAGTTGAATCAACAAGGATAAATATAGAGCAAGAAAAAAAATCTTTAGGTCCTAATGCTGATGCTAGAATTAACGGTTTAGCTAAATGGGGTAACGGTTTAGTACAAAAAGGAATTCTTAGCAAAGATGATTATGAAGAGTTTAAATTTATGGCAGGAACTGCGCAAGGCATTTCTGTTATTGAAAAAATACGACAATCATATGAAGGTAGATTGCCTATAGAAACAGTACCTGTAGAAGGTGCGCCAACCAAAGAAGAACTTTATGCTATGGTCGGTGATGAAAAATACAAAACAGATCCAGTCTACCGAGCCAAGGTAGAAAAGGCATTCGCCCAAAACTTTACTGGATAGTTGCTCAAAAGCCTTATCTGTGGTAGGATAGCTGGTAAGGCTTATTGCAATTCTGCAACCCTTTAACACAAGTAACCTTGTCGTATGGCTATCGTAAGTAGCAAGCACCGGCCCAGAATCTCTGGCATACCAAAGCGATTAATTTTTTATTTATTAATTTCTAAGGAGAAAATAAATGTCGATTGGATTATCCCCCGCATTTGTTACGCTCTTTGATGCCGAAGTTAAACAGGCTTACCAAGGTAAAGCTGCTCTTGTAGAAGCTACAAGACAAAGACGAGGCGTTGAAGGCAATATAGTAAAATTCCCGAAAGTTGGGAAAGGCGTGGCTACACTACGTGTACCACAAACTGACGTTGTGCCATTGAATACTGATTTCTCACAAGTTACTGCAACAATGCAAGATTGGAACGCTGCTGAGTATTCAGACATCTTTATGCAACAAAAAGTTAATTTTGAAGAAAGACAAGAGTTAGTTCAAGTTGTATCGAACGCTATTGGTCGTCGTCAAGATCAACTTATTCTTGATGCACTTTTAGCAGGTAAAGGTTCTACAGTCGCTCATGGCGGTACAAACCTTACAGTGGCTAAACTTCGTGACACTAAGAAAACAATGGACACAAACAATGTACCACCAGAAGATAGACACATGATTATTCATGCAAATAACCTATCAAACTTACTTAGCGAAACATCAGTAACATCTGCTGATTTCAATACAGTACGTGCGTTAGTGTCTGGTGAACTTGATACATTCTTAGGATTTAAATTCCATACTTTAGGTGATCGTACTGAAGGTGGTATTTCTATTGATGGCTCAAGTATTCGTTCTTGCCTAGCATTTCATAAAACTGCTATCGGCTATGGCGAAGGCATTGGTCCTAAAACTGAAATCAACTATGTACCTGAAAAAACATCACACTTAGTAAATGCAATGCTTTCAGCTTGCTCAATTGCTATTGATGGCGAAGGTATTGTTGAAGTTCAAGCAAACGAATCTTAATTTAAGGAGAGAACTACATGGCTTATGATGTAACCAAATTGTCGCCAGCTGGCGCACAATCTAAAGCGGGTACAGCTCCTCAAATGTGGACTTACTCAAGTACAGATGCAAAGGCAACAGTAGCAGCATCTGGTTATTTTAATAGCGCATCATCTTTATTAAAAGTTGGTGACTTAATTTTCGCATACAAAACTGACTCTACTGTCAGCGCTACTATGCACGTTGTGTTAAGCAACAGTGCAGCAGGCGTTGTAGATGTGTCAGCAGGTACAGATATTTCTGTAGCTTAGTTTGTAGTGATAATCGTGCATTTGGTAGGGGCTTCGGCCTCTACCTATTTGCATATCTGGAGAAAGATAAATGGCAACTGGTGATACCGATATAAAAATATGTTCTGATGCATTAATTATGTTAGGTGCAAATCCTATATCGTCTTTTACAGAAGGGACAGATGAATCTAATATTTGTGCTAGTCTCTATTCTGATATAAAAATAAAAGTTATTACTAATTACCCTTGGTCTTTTTCATCAAAAAAAGTACAACTTGCAAGACTGATTACTACTCCAACTAATGAATACAAATATGAATATCAATTACCATCTGACATGGTAGGTGTTCCTTCAGCATTATACAACGAAGGCACTGTAGGCTCTGCAAGAATGCGTGAGTATAGATTGTTTGGAGATAAAATATTAACAGACTATGAAAAAGTTTTTGTTGATTATCAATTTAATGTACCGGAATTTGCTTTACCTAGTTATTTTGTTCAATTATTAAAGTATCAAATGGCTTGGCATTTAGCTATGCCTATTACGGATCAAAATGAAAAATTAGAATATTGGAAAATTGTAGCAGAGGGAACTCCGGGAGAAAATGGTCGTGGTGGATATATGCGTCAGGCTATGACTATAGATGGGCAAGGTAAGCCAACTAATGCAATACAGGATTTCTCATTAATTAATGTGAGGTATTAATGGCTAGGTTTGTAAATATACAAACAAACTTTACTTCAGGAGAGCTAGATCCTTTACTGAGGTCTCGTGTTGATTTAAAAGCATATGACAATGCAGTTGAGACTGCAAAGAATGTTATATGTCAACCACAAGGTGGCGTTACTCGTAGACCCGGAACTAAATTTATTAATGAATTAACAGGAACGCCTGCCAATGGTGTGCGTTTAGTACCATTTGAATTTTCTGTAAACGATAGTTATATGTTGTGTTTTACAAACGATACTATGTTTGTATACAAAAACAAAGCATTAGTACATACAGAGTCAGGTACTAATATAACCAGTGCATTGTTAGCTAATATGTGCTGGACACAATCTGCTGATACATTAATTGTAGTGCATGAAGATAATCCTCCTGTAAAAATAGTGCGTGGTGCATCTGATACAGATTGGACAATTAGCACTATTACATTTAATTCTGTGCCAAGACATGCTTATACTATTGTTATTTTTGATACTAGCTCTGCTGGTCATTTAACTCCAAGCGCTGTAACAGGAAAGGTAGAATTAACTTCTCAACATTCTATATTTACTGCTGCCCATGTAGGCCAATATATTAATGTGCAACCACAAGGGCGCGCAAGAATTGTAGAGCTTGTTTCAGCAACTAAAGTAAACGTAGTTACAGAGTTTCCGTTTTTTGATACATCACAAATTGCTAATGCTGATTGGGAGCTAGAAACAGGATATGAATCAGTGTGGTCAGCTACTCGTGGATACCCAAGATCAGTTACCTTTCATCAAGGACGTTTATATTTTGGTGGCAGTAAATCAAGACCATCAACTGTATGGGGTTCTAAGGTAGGATTGTTTTTTGATTTTGAACCAGTAGAGGGATTAGATGATGATGCTGTTGAAGCTACTCTCGATACCAATACTTTTAATGCTATTACCGATATTATTTCTGGTAGAAATTTACAGGTTTTTACTTCAGGAGCAGAATTCTTTGTTCCTCAGGAAGGGTTAAGCCCAATAACACCAACAGACTTTTTCTTTTCTACAGCATCAAGAAATGGATCTAAAGAAGGAATAAGGGTAAAACAGTTAGAATCAGGCATATTATTTGTACAAAGGCAAGGTAAGTCTTTATCAGAAATAGCATTCTCAGATACACAATTAACGTATTTATCATCTAAGATTTCTTTGCTTGCAGGTCATTTACTAAAAAGCCCTACTCGCATGGATATTAGACGTGCAGTTGCTACAGACGAAAACGATTTATTACTTATGGTAAATGGCGATGATGGGTCTATGGCTGTATTTTCTTTATTACGATCACAAAATGTTATAGCTCCTAGTGAATTTACTACAGTCGGATCTTATATTGATGTAGGGGTAGATATTACAGACATATATACAGTTGTTAAGCGAGCTGATAGCGGTTCTGATAAATATTATGTAGAGGTTTTTGATACTACATTTCTTACTGATTCTGCAGTAAAAGGTACTACTGCTACTAGTTTAGATATGTCTCATATAGGTGGAGCTACAGTAAATGTGTTATCAGATGGTTACGTTGAGGCAAATCAAGTAGCAGACGCAGCAGTTACTTTTGTAAATCCACCAGCAACGTCATCTGAGGTTGGACTGCCTATTGCGCTTGAGGTAAAAACTATGCCTTTAGATCTAAAAATATCATCAGGAACTAGGATTGGTTTTAGAAAAAGAATTATTGAAGTAAATGCATTGCTTCTTAAAACGCAAAACATTGTTATTAATGACAACCCTATTGCAATTAGGTCATTAGGTAGTGGAGCATTAGATACAGTAGTCCCTGAATTTACAGGAACTAAGTCATTGCATGGTATACTTGGCTATAGTAATAATGGTCAAATTACAGTTACACAATCTGCTCCATTAAAATTTACTTTGTTAGGATTAGAATATAAAGTGTCAGTACATCAAGGAACATAACTATGAGTTGGACCGTAGCATTAACAGTAGCAAGTTCTGCCTTAGGGGCATATCAATCATATACTCAAGCTAGAGATCAAAAAGCTATGTATAAGTTACAAGCAGAGCAAACAAGAGCTGAGAGTGAAAGAAAAGCCTTGCAATACGAAGAGCGCGCTAATGAAACATTAAGAACATTAAATGAAAAAATTTCAGCTAACCTTACTAGAGGATATGCTGGTGGTGTAGTTGCATTTGAAGGATCTACTGCTTTAGTAAATACTATTAGCAGAACTAATGCAGGTAGAGATTTTATGAGAGATATTAAAAATGCAGAAAATGCTTTGTTAGCTGGAGGAACTCAAGCACAAATTTATGGTAATGCTGGTGATACTGCGTACCGTAGTGGCTTATTAAGTGCAGGCTCAAAGTTAGCAGAAGCTGGGTACAGATATAAAATGATTGGTTCTGCTCGAGAAAAAGTAGCAACAAGACCTAGTTCATATTTTGATATTGGCGGAGATACTTCCGCTATCGGATAGGTAATTATATATGGCACAAGACCCTAGATATAGAAGAAGAGGTATTACATTAGATCAGCAGTCTCCTTTAGATTTTGCTGCGTCAAGAGAAAGTATAAGAGCAGCACAAGCTCTTGAGGTTAGGTTAGATAAAATCTCTGACATAGCATTTGAAAAACTTGCAACTAAAGCAGAAAAAGAGGGTAAGTTGTATGGAGTACAAAATAAAGTTACCTTAGAACAGCTGCAGGATGCTATAGATACTGGGTTAGATGTAAATCAATTGTTTGAAGAAGGTGATACGGTTTTTAGTGCGTCAGCAAGAGCATCTCAAGGTGCTTTATTAGAACAAGATTTATTAAATGATATTCAGATTAAATTTTACAACATTAACGAAAGAATTAAAACAGATGAAAACATTAACCTAGATCAACTAATTGTTGATATTAATTCTAACATACAAGGTTATGCAAATGTTATAAGTAAAATAGATCCTGACAGGGCCATTAAGTTTCAAGCTGCTGCATCAACTATTGGCACACAAACTATCAACAAAGCTAGTACTTTAATAGCAGAAAAAACTAAAGCTGATAATGAAGTAAAATCAGTTGCTACTTTAGAATTTGTTAACCAATACATCGGCAATCTCATGACTACCGTTACAGATCCGGCATCTTTTGCTCTTTTGGTGTCAGAAAGAAGATCTAATGCTTATGCTATGTTTAGAAGAAATCCTAGTACTTATGCAGCAAATGTAACCAAGTTTGAAAAAAATGTACAAGATGCAATCAAATCTGAAATTGCAAATAATTTAATATCAACAAAAAACATTACGGCGTTTTATACTGGAGACTATGATCAATTTAATGACATACTAGAAGCGCAAGGTCTTGCAACCACTGAAGATAAAGATGAAATTATAAAACTTGCTAGAGAGCGATTAGAAGAATTAGCCAATGTAAGAAAAACTGCAAAAGAAGCAGAGTTGCAAATTAAAGATGATTTATTTATAGAAAATTACGAGAAATGGACTAACAAAGAAATAAGCGCTAATGACTTTAAAGAAATATTAAAAGAAAACAACATGCTAAATACTGAAATTATTAAAGAAATTAATGGGTCTAAAATAGCAACAACAGAACAAGATGAAAGATACAACGATCTTGAGCTTGAAATTATTACAGGGGTAGTTAATTATAACGATATAAACAGAGAGCTTGATGAAAACAAAATTACTCACATACAAGCTGGTAAATTAAAATCAAGCTGGAGAACATTTTCTGTAAAATTAAAAGAGGGTCAACAGGTTATAAGAGATACTTTTGGTATATTAGATCCGGATGACGTAAGGCTGCTTGGAAGAGATGATCCAAGAAAAGCACTAATTGCAAGAGCTAAAATAGATTTGTTAAATATGCAAATAAAAGCACGTAAAGATAAAGTTTCCTTTAATCAAGCTGAAGCTGCAGCCGAAATATCAGAAAAATATTTAAATGTTTACTTGGAGGAAGCTGAATCTAAAAAAGAAGAAAGAGCAATAGAAGTTTATGATGCAGGCAAAATTCCTTTTGACAAAGAAACATTTATAAAACTTACTAACGATGAAATAAGGCAATTAAAAAATTCACGAGGTGGTTCTTTAGGAAATGCAGCTCTTTTAATTAGACTTAGGAATGATTTAATAAAATTAAGAAACAAAATAGTATTAACTCCAGAGGAAGGTAGATAGTGGAAAATCGAAGCATTGATGATTTATACATAGAAGACTTAGAGTATAGGCTAGGGGTTATGGAAGTTGATCCATTATTACCTACTCCCTTAGAAAAAGCTATTATAGACCCTTTATCTGGGACAACAAAAGCAGCTCCAGAAGCTTACAAAGAAATGGGATCAGCATTTGCAAGAGGAGGTGTCAAAGGTCTTTTTGGAGCGCCAATGGATATAGTAGGTCTTGCTGTTGGTTTAGGTAATATGCTAACAGACGACCCTGAAGAAAAAGGAAACTTAGCACAATTTGCTGAAGGCTATGGCGCAGTTCCATTTACCAGTGAAGACATAGGTGAGATGTTAGAAAAAGCAGGATGGAAAAAATCTGAAGGTGTTGCAGAGTCTGCTGAGCTTATTGGTGAGATAGGTGGTGGCACAGCTAGTGTTGTTTCTGGTGTAAAAAAAGTACTTAAAAAAGATACCGACAACATATACAATTATAAAGAAAAAAAATCTAACAAAAAAAATAAGGTTAAATAGTTATGGCCATAGAAGACCCAAATATATCTGAAGACATAGATCAAATGGTCAATGCAGAAGATGACCTAAAAAAAACAGTTGCAGATATTAATCCAACAGCAAATCCTGCTGTAGTTAAATCTGAAGGCGTTCCTATGAAAGAAGAGGAATTAGTTGAGTCAGAGAATATGTTAAATGCTGAACCAACATTTGTTGATGAAGGCGCCACAGAAGTTGCTGGAATTGTGCCAGATACCATTAAAAAAGCTATTAAAGAATTTACAAACATTAGTGACAAAAATAAAGAGCTTGTAGAAAAAAGAAGTAAGTTGCCTGCAAAAGATCAAGACTATGTAATTATTCCAGATGGCTCACAAGCAGATGAAGTAATTAGTAAAACTAAAGTTAAAGGGCCAAAAAACAATGAAACACCACGATTTAACGTAAATCAGATAAACGATACTGAGGGTGTTAAAGAATTTATTAATGTTGTTGGTGATGTATATCTTGGTAAAAAACAAGTAATGTCAACAAAAGCATTGGCTGATGAGTTATCTCGATCTAGCTACACTATCTATAAAGAAGGTAAAAAAGTAAAAACATTTAGCAATCAAGCAGAGGTTGATGTTTATCTTAAAAAACAAAAAAAACCTGAGTTATTTACCGTAGAAGAAAAAAGACCTTACTCTCCAGACTTTATAGCTAAAGTAACAGATCCTGCGTATGTTACTCAAGCTAACCCAGCTGATATATATAAAATTCTTATGGCACAACTTGATGCAACAAATACTGCAGAAGGTTTAGCTAGAAAAGTTATTGCTGCAGGAGACAATGTTAGTGATGAGTTAATTGTTGAATTCAATCAAGCTTTAGCATTAGCTGGAGAATTATCTAAAGTAGTTGATAAAACTCAAGCAGATGTTGGTCGAAGCTTGCGTATATTTGGCGAAGTAAGAACTGGAAGTAAAGATAGAATGAGAGAATTTATTAAAGAAGTGGGTGATGGCGCAGAAACACATTCTAAAGCTAAAGCATTCTTACTATTAAAAGACACAGAAGACAAAGCTAGATTTGGTAAAACTGCTCTTACTTTAGGAGGTGTTAAAGATATTTGGTATGCTACTTGGATTAATATGCTTTTGTCTTCTCCTTTAACACACGCAAAAAACACTGCAGCTAATCTTATGTTTGGAGCATATCAAGTACCAGAAAAATATTTAACATCTGTTGTAGGAAAAATAAGAACTACTATAACAGGTCAAAAAGAATACTTAACTATGAACTCAGTAAACACTTACGTTAATGCTTACTATGGGTCACACATGGATGGCGTGAGAGCTGGAGTTAAAGCATTTATAGATAATGCTCCGTCTGATGGGGTAACTAAATTAGAGTTAGACAAAATAGGAAGAAGGCATGATCCTTTTGATGTAGATTTTGGTAAAGGAAAATTTGCTAAAGCAGCATCTAATGCTACAGCATTGTATGGAAAGTTTGTAACTTTGCCCGGAAGACTTCTTGTTGCAGAAGATGAGTTTTTTAAACTACCTGCATACATGGGTTCTTTACGTATGCAAATCGCACAAAAAGCAGATATGTTTTATAACTCTAAAATTGAAGCAGGTATTGATCCTGAGATAGCAAAAAAAATGCAAATAGATTTTATGGCTGATTTAACAAAAAATACACCACAAGATATGATAGACAACGCTACAGCAGCAGCAAAAGAATTAACATTTACTAAAGAGCTTGATGGTGTTATGGGTGAATTACAGGCGCTAGTTCAGCAAAGTAAAATATCTCCTATTATGAGAATGTTTTTTCCGTTTGTTAGGACACCTACTAATCTGGTTGCAGAGGCTTTAAAAAGAACGCCATTACAGTTATTGCAATATGGGTATCCGCCAAAATTAATTAAAGCATTAAAAACAACAAGTGGCCCAGAGTTTGATGCAGCTGTAGCTAAAATGACTCTTGGAAGCACCATGATAGGTTCAGTTGGATATGCTGCACTAGGAGGAAAACTAACTGGATCAGGACCTACAAATAGAAAGTTAAATAAAACCTTAACAGATACCGGATGGCAACCGTATTCAATAGTATTTACTAAAGACCAATTGTCTACTGAAGACTTAAAGTTTTTTACAGACAGAACTTCTGTGTCTGTCAGTGAAAATAAATACTATATTTCATATCAAGGATTACAACCTATATCAACACTTATAGCTATGGGGGCAACCATAGGTGAATATATGGAATACACATCTAGGGCAGGCACAACAAAATTTACTAGCAAAGAACAAGCAGGACAAATAACTCAAGCAGCTGTTTTAGGAATCTATGAATCAATAACTGATTTGCCTATGCTTAGTGGCTATGCTGATTTTACTGCTATCTTACAAGGAGATCCTACTGACGCAGCAAAAGGATTACGTAAAATATTTGAAAAAAGCACTATGAAACTTACAGAATTTGCAATAGGTGGATCTCCTGTTGGTCCTATTGTAAGCTCTGGATCTGCAACTATTGAAAGAATTATGAGTCCGGGAAGATCAAACACATTACTACCTGATCCTGCTAGTGACATAGGTTTGTATGAAGGAACTGCTAGAGGCTTCTATAGAACATTGCAAAAAATGACAGCTCGTATTCCTTATTATAGTGACGACTTGCCAGATTTGTTGCATCCTTTAACAGGAAATCCAATAACTATAGGAGAGGGAAATACTGGGGAAGCATTTAATCCATTTAAACAATCAGACGGAAAGGTTGCTGCAGGAGTTAGAGCATTATTATCTCTTAGCGTTCCTATATATTCACCGCCTACGAGCATAAAAGGTTATGAATTATCTGCACAACAATACAATGATTGGATTGTATTGGCTACTAATGGAGGCCAGTTAGAGGTTGATATTATAGATGAGGTAGATACTCATTATGATACTGTGAATTTATTAGATTCACAGCGTGCTATATCAAGAGTAATGACTGATGCATATAGTAATGCAATGGATGATTTAGCAGAAATATATCCAGAGCTATCTATTTATTTTGAGAATATTGATTTAGAAATGCAAGACGAAGGTATGTATGATGCGTACTAGAATTTTTACTAAAATTATGATAGGATTAACCCCATGGCTATAGATATTTCAGCAACTTCAAGACGTATTGTATATACTGGTTCAGCAGGCACTGGCCCGTATACTTTTGCGTTTAATATATTGGTCAACACTGACCTAGCTGTATTTTTTGATGATACAGAACTAACGCTGACTACTGACTATACGGTAGCCATTAGTGCTGATGGTACAGGGAGTGTTACTATTGTTGTAGGTGGTAGTGCAAGAGTACCAAGCACACCAATAGCATCTAATCGAATTACTATTGTTGGTAACAGAACCATACAAAGAACCACTGACTTTACTACAGGTGGACCACTCTTTGCTGCATCACTTAATGATGAGTTAGACAGTCTTACTATCTTTACCCAACAAAACCTAGAACAATCTAACCGAGGTCTGCGTGCGCCAAACACAGATCCTACTACAGTCAACATGGAGTTGCCTGACAATACAACACGAGCAAACAAAACATTAGCGTTTGATGCTAATGGTGATCCTGTTATCGGTGAACAGATTGGTGATAATCGTGGTAACTGGGCAGCAAGTACAGCATACAACAAGCGTGACTTAGTAAAAGATACATCAACTAATAATATATTTATGGCTAACACTGCTCATACATCGAGTGGTTCACAGCCATTAACAACCAATACGGATGCGGCTAAGTGGGATTTAATTGTAGATGCTGCCTCTGCTACTACGAGTGCTGCGGCTGCTGCAACCAGTGCAACCGCTGCGGCTACCAGTGCGACTGCTGCGGCTACGAGTGCTACCAGTGCTGGAACTTCTGCAACAACTGCCACCACAAAAGCTGGCGAAGCGGCTACATCTGCAACTAGCGCAGCATCCTCTGCTACTTCAGCAACAAGCTCTGCCTCAACTGCAACCACTAAGGCATCAGAAGCAAGCTCTTCTGCAACTGCCGCTGCCTCTAGTGCAACAGCAGCTGCTTCATCAGCAACCAGTGCGACCAGTTCAGCATCATCTGCTACCTCATCAGCCTCAACTGCGACAACAAAAGCAAGTGAAGCTGCGACCTCAGCATCAACTGCTACAACCAAGGCGGGTGAAGCTGCGACTTCCGCCACTGCTGCTGCGACCTCTGCAACTTCTGCCGCTACATCAGCTACCGCATCTGCTACGTCAGCGACTGCCGCTGCATCATCAGCGACTTCTGCTGCATCTAGCCTCAGTACATTCCAAGGACAATATCATGGAGCTGCAAGTTCTGATCCTTCATCTGGATTAGATGCTGGTGATTTATATTTTAATACATCTACTAATCAGTTAAAAGTTTATAATGGTTCTGCTTGGCAAGTTGCCGCAGTATCTGCATCTGGACTATTAACTGCTGCTAACAACCTATCAGACGTTGCAAATGCTGGCACATCTAGGAGTAATCTAGGTCTTGCTATTGGTACAAACGTACAAGCATTTGATGCTGACAATGCAGTAACCGATGCAGCACAAACATTTACATCTGGACAACGTGGTGAGATAACAGCACTTAGTGATGGTGCAACAATTACTCCAGACATGAATGACTCTAATAACTTCTCAGTAACTTTGGGTGGCAACAGAACATTAGCTAACCCATCTAACATAGCAGTGGGACAATGTGGTTCTATCTTTGTAGCACAGGATGGCACAGGATCAAGAACACTAGCATTTGGTTCTTACTATGACTTTGTTGATGGCACTGCTCCTACATTAACTACCACTGCATCTGCCGTTGATCGAATAGATTATGTAGTCAGAACGTCAACATCTATCCATGCAGTAGCTACTCTAGCATACAGCTAACATGGCTGTCTTAAATAATAACCAACTGGGTGGCGCATCTGGTCAAGCAGGTGGATATTTTCTAGAAGATAGCTTACGCTTTCGTTCATCTGCTAGTGCTTATTTAAGTAGAACTCCTGCTAGTGATGGTAATCGTAAAACATTTACTGTTTCTATGTGGGTTAAAAGAGGAACACTAGGAGTAGAGCAAAAGTTAATAACTGCTCATGGAGGTAATGATAATAATGGGTATTTTGAATTAAAGTTTAGTTCAAGTGATCAAATTTATTTTGGAGTATACACAACTGGCTCTACATCTACTGCCGTTTTTCGTGATACTTCTGCTTGGTATCATGTAGTTTTAAAAATAGATACTACTCAAGCATCCTCAGCAGACAGAGTAAGGGTATATATAAATAACATTGACCATACTGTTGATGTTGGTGCAACTTTAGCACAAGATACTGACTTAGCTTGGAATAGAGATGTTGCACATTCTATTGGTAGAGATACAAGAGATACAAATAAATATATAGATAGTTATATAACAGAAGTACATAATGTAGATGGCACAGCATTAGCACCATCAGACTTTGGTGAAACTGACGATAACGGCACTTGGATACCTAAAAAATACACAGGCAGTTATGGCACTAATGGCTTCTATTTGCCCTTTAAAAATAATAGTTCTGCTACTTTTGTAAATACATTTAATGGCAGCTCTCAAAGTTTATCTGTTGTAGGTAGTGCTGATATGGCACTTGGTACAGGTGATTGTACAGTAGAGTGTTATTTTAAAGTTGATTCATTAGTAGATTACAGAAGTATTATAGACAACAGACCATCTGCAGCAAGTTCTGCTGGATTTAGTATTGATATAAATGCTAATGGTAGTATATATAATTATTCTGATGGCTTTATTGTACAGTCAGCTAACGGAACTATTAGTGCAGGGCAATATTATCATGTAGCTTATACGAGAGCTAGTGGTACACATAGATTATTTGTAGATGGCATAGAAGTAGCAACATCTTCTACATCAAGAGATTATACAAATGATGATATATTTATTGGTAGAGCTCCTTATGGTGGAGAATGGTTTGATGGTGAAATTAGTAATGTAAGAATTGTAAAAGGCACAGCAGTTTATACAAGTAACTTTACTCCAAGTGAAACTAATTTAACAGCAGTTACTAATACAAAATTATTAACTTGTCAAAGTGCAACTATTGTTGATAACTCTGGATTATCTCAAACAATAGTAAATGAAGGTACTGTTGCAGCATCTACAGGAAATCCATTTAGAACTTTATCTGTTACATCAGACCAATCTGGAAACATAAATAATTGGGTTTCTAATAATATTAATTTAGATTCTTCTAGTGA